CGCTGACTAGAGCTAATACTAGCGCAAATAGAATCTTTTTCATAATAACACCTTTTAAGTTAAGTGCTACTATTTATATTTTACTTGTGTCGTAGTAATTAATGTGGTTGTCAGGATCTATAAACATAGATATAGACTTGGCATGCTTGGGCAATTCTTTTAGTGTGTATGATTCTGGTGGAACTATGTATTCTTCACCGTCTGTTGCAAAAGTAACGAGATGTAAATGGTGGCTACAACAATCGTGTACAAACTTGTGATGAATATGGCCGTATTCACCATGGGTACCGTGTGTCAATACAAGATCAGCACTTTCTATTTCATTTTGAATAAAATTACGAGCCATCGCTGGATCGAAGCTGAGCTTGTTTAACAACATGTCTTTTTTGTTGTCTGGAAATCCCAAGAAGTCCACAGTAACTCCTCTGCGGCTCCAAAAATCAAATACTTCTTTACCTCGGGGAGTATTGAGTCTATAGGTTAGATAAACAATGTGCCAATCGTATTCTGGATGTGCCAGTATAAACCCTAACCCGAATATAATACAGTCGTCGGGATGTGCTACCATGCAGATAGCTTTCATTATTTGAACCAGCCCACCTTCTTTCCGGCTTCTACGCGAGCGTCATGCTCTTCTACACTCTTAGGATAACGCAATGCCCACACAGCACACAAGAACATAAAGACTGCTGTTCCTGCCACTGCTTTCCAGTTATGAGTAGTAAACCACATTATGACTAGACTTGAATCCATCATGATAATCATTAGCCAACGTGCCTTTGTAGGAAATACACGTTTCTCAGCCCAGCCGCGAAGAAATGGACCAAAAATCTTATGATTCATGATCCAGTTATGCATACGTGTGGAGCCTTTGCTAAAACAGTAAGCAGCTGCCACTGTAGGAGTACTAAAAGGAATACCAGGTGTGATAACACCGATGTAGGCTAACCCCAGGAATAAAAATCCCAGTGTTAACCACATTGCTTTTTTTATACGAGAAATTGGTTCCATTCTTTATACCTTACGTTAAATGCTTCTTTCTTACGTTTATTTACTAATTCATAGAAGTCTGGCTTGTAAGGTTTGAGTTTAGGCTTCCATCCCTTGACCTTATCACTCTTGTTTGAATTACAAGGTCCACACGCTGTGGTACAGTTTTCCCAAGTACTTTTGCCGCCCTTACTTACAGGCAACACATGATCCAATGTAGCATCCTTGCGGTCTATATGCTCGCCGCAATATTGGCATTGCCCATTATCTCGCATGTAGACATTGCTACGACTAAATCGTACAGTTAATTTTGGTTTCATATACTCACGTAGGATCATGACGCTAGGAACAGGAGTTTCCCAGGTGGCTGAATGTACGATCCAATTTTCGTGGAATAGTATTACATCGGCCTTGTCTAGGACCATATACTTGATCGCATCTTCCCAAATAAGGGTACTTAATGGCATGTATGAAACGGGATTGCCATCAGCATTGAGTAGCAGAGTATCTGCCATTTCTTTTACCTCTTTCGTTGTGTTTACAGACCCAACCTATGAAGTATATATTATACGCTCATATTGTACTTATGTCAAATATTGTTACAATAAGATGCTATGAGCAAACTCGCTAGCACTTTGATCTATAGCTTTGCACCATTGATCTTTTTGATCCGATTCAAACACTACATCATAATTTGGTTTGGTTAGACACCAACTTGTTTCTTTGCGCCAAGGAGGAGTACCGTTAATTTCTCCCAATAATTGATTATGCGCCCATCCAGCCAAGCCCAAAAATATACGCCAATATATAGGTGAATCTCCTAGTGCTAATCTAGGCATGACATCTGCCGCACTACTAACACTGAACTCTTCTGTAACTTGCATAGTATTAGAGCAAGACCATTCGCTGCTGTGTAACATGCTTAAACTTTGGCTGTTAACTGGTCCGCCTATGTACAAGTACCCTGGCGTATTAATTTTAATACCCAGTTGTTTACCAAACTCTGCAATAGTCAAATCACTGCGTTTGTTAAGAACAAGTCCAACACTACCGTGGATAGAGTGTTCCGTGACCATGATCACAGTGTTGTTCCAAAAACTATTTTTTACAGCAGGTGGTGCAATTAATAAATTACCTAATATTTCCATCAGGTATTTAGTTATGCAAATCGACTCACTGATTGTTTTGCATCGCCGACTGTGAGAATGCCGTCTCGATCTCTGTCTAGACCTTTATTTTGTGCGTAAACTTTTCCGGAGAAACCAGGATCATTATTCCTACCTATTACAGTATCATCTGGGTATCCAACATATTTTGGCATGAATACAGCCATATATAAATCGCCTAATGTGCCGTTACCTACACCAGTCATTTTGAAATACTTATAAACATAATCCAACTGTTGCACACCATCCATCTGGTAAAGATCATCAGTAGTAGTTCCTAACTGTCTTGCTGTGCTAGGCATAAATTGAATTAAACCTGTGGCACCACTTGGATTACGTGCTTGTGGATTGATTCCAGATTCTTGTTTCATAACAGCTAACAAATCGCTAGACTTAACACCTAATGCACTTGCTACCTTATCTAATTTCTTATTGAAGTCCGGATCTTGTATTGTAGTTGTATCAATCTTTTGAGCATCTACACTGTTTGAGCGAGCTAATACATCTTTGTATTTTGCAGCAATATCGGGTTGATGATCAGCAGCGTGTCTAGTATATGGACCTAGCCTTCCATCGATGCCGTCTTTGTTAGGGCCGAAATTACCTAGGTTTTCACCCTTAGCTTTTAGCTCTCGTTGTAAATCCATTACATCTTTATCAACAGATTCTGTAATAATTTCGTAGACTTTCATCTTTGATTTTTCCTAGTGCCGTAGTCTGGTAAAGGCCCGCCGTACTTTTTACCTTTAATCTTCTTGCCGCCAACTGTAATACGAACCTTAGAGTTGCCGTGCCCAACTAGATGACTCTTTTTGCCATCTCGGGCTCTAAATCCTTGGCTTTTACAACTGGCCAAGTTGCTGGCTCCTAGATCTGCATCTGGTCTACCGCTTGAGCATAATTCTTCACTAGCTCGTTCGCTGATAATTTCTGTTATTCGCATAGTAATGTATTTATTGATTTAAGTATTCAAATACATTCAGCCATTTGCGCTTGCCAACAGTTTCTTTCAAATGACTTAAATTTGCGCAAGTTTTGGTGCGTAGTCTGCGTTTAGATTCGTCTGGCATAGGAATCAGCTCTAGTGGCACGCCTTCTTGTTCTGCTATTTCTTCAGCAATATCCAATACGGTATGAGCTAGCCCAGACCCGACATTCCAGATACCCGATCCTTTAACTGTTTTAATAAAATCAATATGCAGTCGGCAAACATCTCCAATCCACACATAGTCACGTTTGATATTGTCAGCATTTTCCCATGCAGTTATTCTACCTTCTTTACGTGCTTGTGTGCGCCACTTGTGTATGCTGTTAGCATGCGGTCCTTGTAAGTGTTGCCACTTGCCATATGCAGTAAAGTATCTAAATCCCTGAACATATATATTCAAAGGCTGTTGGAATACCCAACGATCAAATAGGTATTTGTTCCAGGCATAGGGTGTTTGTGGATAACAAGGTGCATGCTCACTGAAGTCTTTGGTGTTACCGTAAACTTTACATGTACTAGCATATTGCAAGTGTACTCCATGCAAGTTGCACTCGTTGAATAACCACTGGCTAAACTCTAAATTACGTTCAATAGATTTATCTACATCTTTATCAGATAGTTCTGATTCCAAATGTATTACCCAATCGTATGCAGTGACATCTGGTAATGTGTCCGATCCATGAGTCCATCCTGCTACATGCCAACCTTCTTCGGCATGTAATGCAGCCATCATGTTTCGGCCTTCAAACCCTTCATATCCAGTTACTAGTATTCTCATTTGCGTCTAAAAATGTATACACCTTCATGCTTGTATCCATTTTCTATTTTGTTATTTCCTACCCCGGGTCGAACATTCAACATCATTTTAACTGTTTCAACATATTCAAAGTTGAGGCTTTTGCTTATTTCTAACCAGCGATCAACAATTTTGAATTGTTCTTTAGCCACTTTGTAATCTGCTATGTTTACAGCATAGATAGCATCAGGTGCCAAAGCTGTATGAACCATTTTGAGTGTGGGCACAACATAATACTCAAACCAAGCATCTACATTTGTATAACGATTCATACACTGTGTAGGTTCATCGCTATAGATTTCTAAATTAAAATAAGGCGGACTACTAAATGCTGCATCATACTGCCCGTTAGGTACAAACTCCTCGCTACCGATACAGTTCATTTCAAATTCAGTACCAATTACTTCATTGATCAAATTGCCCAGTGCAATCAAACTATCGTATGTTTTTGTATTTGGATCAATGCCTGTGTAGTGATATCGCATGTTGCTAGTCATTGCACCAATCATTCTGCCTCCATACCCACTGCTAAAATCTAACACACGACCAAACATTGTAGGGCAAATGTGTTCCCATATGGCTGTAGCATTTAAGGGTTTGAAATTTTGTATGGTGCCACCATTCACAAGTTCTAGTGCTCTGCGAATGTTAATCGGAAAGACACTTTTCTCACCTTCATTCCTGTACTTGTAACAAAAGTTTATTGCTCTGCGAAACTTAACATCATTGTGAAATCTACTATCTAAACTAACTTCTTTAGTTCCTAATGTAGATGCTTCTTGCATGTTTGGAAACCAAAAACGACAAAAACTCTGTCCTGCGTTATTACCTACAGGAATAGTGGATTTATTAACAGAAGAATGTTTACCTCTAAGACTACTAATTTCTTGTATACAACCTTCTAGACTATAATAGTTAATTGGAAGGATATCTTTGCTCCGGTAGATATCAAACACTTCCTGTTCTATAGCCAGTTTGCCAGCATCGTCAGCTTTGGTCCATGCTGATTTATTTAGACTCTCAAGTTTGTCTCGTACGTCTTCATAGCCCGTGCATACTGGTTCAGTTGGAGTGAACTTCCAAGTAGCACATAAGGAATCATAATAATCAAGTACAGATTGATTCATTGTTTTCAATTATAGATATTGATTTGGATTACTTTGTTCCAATTCGTCTAACTTATTCCAGACAAATTTTAATAGCTCTTTGCCAACTGCTGGATCTAAACTCATTAGTAATGTAACACGACTCAGTAGTATTCCTGATATATTGTGTGCTGCATATCGATCTTGATACTTTTGAATAACCGAATCAAGATCATTAACAAATTCTACCAACTGATCATTATCTTCTTTATCATCCATTTGCAATCATCCTTATCAGTCCTGCACTATCAATACTTACCAGCAGGCAGTAGTTAGCCAACATCCCAAACGATTTCCTAGTATAAGCAGCCCAAGCGTACATACTGCAACCAGTAATCCAAATGGGATACAAAATAAGAAGCGGAGGGTTGGGTACAGTGAGCGCCATCGTAATGCTACAGCCGATGCTGATAGCCCAAGCCAACAGCTCAATGCCAAAGCGAAAAGGATGAGTACGGTAATCATCTTTGATC